GGAGCCTAAACAAAATTCATCAAAATGGAAGGGCGGCTTTTCAGCCGCCCTTTTTTGTTATATAGTTGAGATATCAACCTTGACTGCGTAAGCAGACACTAGCCACGACAAGGAGATACACATGGCTAAATCGACCTTTTCAGGTCCAGTTGTTTCTAACAACGGCTTCATTACTGCTGGTTCTGATTCTGTTGTAAACATTACAGCTGAGACCACTCTCACTTTTAATGCACACGCTGGCCGCATTATTGAAATCAATGATGCAGATGGTGCTGTTACTCTGCCTTCGATTGCTACGGCTGAAATCGGTGCAGTTTACCGTTTCTTCATTGGCACAACAGCTTCTGATCTTGATATTAAGACAGATGGTACTGATAAGTTTGTTGGTTCTATTTCTGTTGGCATCACCAATAGTACACATAAGCGGTTTGTTCCTGGAGCAACTAATGATGTGATTTCAATGAATGGCACTACCACAGGTGGTATTGCTAACAGCTATGTTGAAATTACTGCTCTGGCTACTGCCGAGTATATGGTTCAAGGACAGTTGATTGGGTCAGGCACGATTGCTACTCCTTTTGCTGATAGCTAAGAGGGGCGTAACCCATGGCTGGATCTGATGTACAATCAAAGCGGTTAACTGGCACTGGCTCTGCTGGTGTTGGTTCTGCGCGTATCCGTCAGATACAGGTTCTAACCACGACAGGGACACCTCGCCTTACCATTACAGATGGTAATGGCGGGGCTACCGTTTTGGATTTAGATTTCCTTGCATCTGATTCACACTCAGTAAACATCCCTGCAGAGGGTATTCGTGTAACAGATATTTATGTGTCTGCTTTCACTAATATTACTGCTATGACGGTGTTTTATAACTAGGAGAAAATAATGGCCGGATCTGATGTAAAAGCAAGTTACCTCACAGCATCTGGTTCGGTTTTTGGTGGTCCTGCTAGAGTGGGTACTATTCATTATCATGGCAGTGGTTCTACTGGCTCTGTTGTCTTAAAAGACGGTGGGGCTAGTGGAACTACGCTTATTACAATGGATGTACACAGTAACGCGACAGGTGAGCTAAATGTTCCTGATGAAGGAGTCAAGTTTAACACAGATGTTTATGCTGTTTTGACTAATATGTCTAGTGTGACCATTTTCTATAAGTGAGGTTAGCATGGCGACAACCAAAAATGTAAAGCGCACTCCTTCCGGTAAGTTATCTTATCGGGGAGAGACGTTTTCTGGGTATAACAAACCCAAGCGTACTCCTGGAGCAAAACGCAAGTCTGCAGTATTGGCTAAAAAGGGTGACCAAGTAAAGTTGGTACGATTTGGTGACCCTAATATGAAAATTAAAAAGAGCATCCCTGCTAGACGCAAGTCTTTTAGAGCTCGCCATAATTGTGCCAGTGCTTCCGATAAATTCTCGGCAAGGTATTGGTCATGCAAGGCGTGGTAAAGTTTATGGCAGATCGTGGTGTACATGACTTGGAAATTGAGTTTACCGAGTGGAAGACAAAACAAGATCATTTAGTTCGTCATGTTGATGAACTTCATGAGGATATGAAAGAAGTAAAAAAGGCTGTGTTTCAAGCTAAGTGGATGTTGATTGGGGCTGTGGTGGTTATTGGTTTGACAAACAGTGGTAGCCTTTTGGAACTTATTAAGTTGATGAAATAATGGCAATGACACGGGGACAAATGCGAAAGCAAGTAGAAAAAGCTCCCGCTTCTAAAAAGAAAAAGAAGCGTAAAATCCCTGCCAAATATTTAGCTGGTCTTAGTTCTGCTGATAAGGCCAAGCGTAGAAAAGAGATACAGCGGAATGCTAAAAAGTCTTCAAAGGATCCTTCTGCATATGTTTTCCCTAGCGATTATACGAGCTCTGGAGCTAGAAGGAAGACAAAGGAGTCCAAGTATACAAAAGCGTTCCGGAAAAAGTTTGGTACTAAGACGAGGAAAACCTAATGCCTTACAGCAAGTACACTCCAAAACAAAAGCGGCTTGCCGCTATTGCCCCACCCCGCAAAAAGATTACCCGTGCGGATATAATTACTGCCGCTAAGAGGAAGAAAAATGGCACTAAACGCAAGCGTAAAAAAGTCTCTAGCTAAAAAAGCAGAGGCGGCTCGCAAAAAAGGTAAGAAGGTAACGGCTGGCCAACTCCAGCGTGTGTACAATAAAGGGTTGGCGGCATACAGAACTGGACATCGTCCCGGAGCTACACCAAGCCAATGGGCGATGGCTAGAGTCAACAGTGTGTTGACAGGCGGTAAAGCCGCAAAAGTAGATGCTCATATCTTTGGTAAAGGTAAAAAACCAAAGGCTAAACAGGAGAAAAAGTCATGAAAAATGGTCGCAAGAAAATGATGGGCGGTGGTTATGGCCGCAAGAAAATGATGGGCGGTGGTGAAATGATGATGTCACCACGGAAGAAAATGGCGTATGGTGGCTCAGCAAGGAAGAAAATGAGGGGCGGCGGCAAAATGGTAAAAGGTCCGTGCTCATAAGGAGTAAGTTATGGCGACTTCTGGTTCTACCGATTTTGAATTAGATGTAAGTGATTACATTGAAGAAGCATTTGAGCGTTGTGGTATGTCAGTCCGCACAGGATATGATCTTACTACAGCGAGGAGGTCGCTTAACCTTTTGTTTGCTGATTGGGCTAACCGTGGTTTGAACCGCTGGACAATTGAGCAAAGCACCGTTTCTTTGGTTGCAGGAACAAACAGTTATAATCTTGATGCAGATACAATTGATGTATTGAGTGCTGTTATTCGTACGAACGCAGGGGCATCTACACAATCCGATGTCACTATTGATAGAGTAAGCCGCGATGAGTTCCTGAATATCCCTAGCAAACTTTCCCAAGCAAAACCGACGCAATGGTATATAGATCGTTCTATTACACCCGTTTTGAACATATGGCCTACGCCTGACCGATCATACACTTTTGTGTACGATAGGTTGACCCGCATCCAGGATGCAGATGATTACACAAATACGGTAGAAGTACCCTTTAGGTTTTATCCGTGTTTGGCCGCAGGTCTGGCGTATTACATTTCCATGAAAAAAGCCCCTGAGCGTATGCAGTTGTTGAAAGCGGTGTACGAAGAAGAGTTCCAACGGGCGGCGTACGAAGATGTAGATCGGGCAAACCTGACACTTACCCCACGCAGAGATTATTATGGGTTCTTATAATGGCATATGCGGTCGGTAAATATTCTCAGGCTATTTGTGACAGGTGTGGGTTTCAATACCCATACCTTGAAATGCGTCAGGAATGGAACGGCCATAAGGTTTGCCCTGAGTGTTTTGAAACAAAGCACCCACAGTTAGACCCTATTTTCACACCAACAGACCCACAAGCAATATATAAGCCTCGGGTAGACCGTAAAGAACCTCTGGTTGTACAAGTGGGAGAATCGGTGTTTAATGAAACAGCCCCCTTACAGATGATAACTTCTGTGGGCATAGTTACGGTGTCGGTATCATGAGTTTTACATACGCAGAGCTTAAAACAGCTATCCAAGATTATACGGAAAACCAGGAAACGACTTTTGTTAACCACCTTGATGATTTTATCCAAGGGGCAGAAGAGCGTATCCTTAAATCTGTACAACTTGAGTTTTTTCGTAAAAACGCTACAGGTTCTATGACATCAGGTAATAAGTACCTTGCTGTCCCTACAGATTTTTTAACGCCTTTGTCTCTATCTATTATTAGTTCTAGCAACCATGTCTTTTTGTTATACAAAGATGTGAACTTTATTCAGGAAGTAAATCCTAATCCTGCTACAACAGGTGTGCCAAAATATTATGCGTATTTTGATGTAAGTAATTTGATTATCGCGCCTACCCCTGATGATAATTATACCGCTGAGTTGCATTATATGTACCGACCAAACAGCCTCACTGCGGGTGCGGCAGGGGGAACAACATGGCTCAGCACTAATGCAGATAGAGCTCTTCTTTACGGAAGTCTCCTAGAGGCGTATACTTTTATGAAGGGCGAAGCTGATGTCCTTCAGCAATATGAAAAAATGTTTGCTGAGGCTATTGGTAGGCTGAAAAACTTCGGGGAAGCACTTGAGGTTACTGATGCTTATCGTCAGGGGATGTTAATGAGGCAAAAAGCATAATGTTTAAAGCTGATTTTGAACTTCCTGAAACACCGATTATAACGGTGCAAACGACCCAGAATCGGGGGTTTACCCCTGATGAAGTCGCAGAGCGGTGCGTAAATAAATTGATTTCGGTCTCAGATTCCGCACCCCCAGCTATACGAGACCAAGCCAGAGCATTCCAAAAACATATGGAAAAAGTTGTGGCGTTTTATATGCGGGAGG